GCCCGCCGCCGCCTGGCTCAGCCGGCGCGTCAGGTCTTTCGTCGCTTGCTCGATGCCCGACATCGACACGCCGGCCAGCTCGCCGGCCCGCTCAAGCGTCTGGATCGAGGCCACGGTCGTGTTCAGCGACTGCGCGAGCTTCGCTTGCGCATCGACGGTTTGCAGGCCAGACCGGATCATCGCGCCACCCGCGGCCGTGGCCGCCGCAACAGCTGCCGCGGCCGCAACCCGCACCCGCCGCGAAAAGGCAGCCAGCCGGGCATTGGCCGCCTCCATCTCCCGGCTGAGACGCCCGAAGCCCCGTCGGCCCGCCTCGCCAACGCCCTCCAGCTCGGCGCGCACCTGTCGGCCGCCCGTCGCGGCAAGGCGGACCGACACGCGTTTCTCGGCCATGGCTCACATTCCTTGCCTTCGCCGCATTGGCGTCTTACGTTTTGGCAATCGATAGATTGAAGGTATGACCATGGCCGAGACCGCGACCCTGTCCTCGAAGTTCCAGATCTCGATCCCCAAGGCGATCCGCACAGCCCAACACTGGGAAGCAGGGCTGACCTTCGCGTTCATTCCCAAGGGCACAGGCGTGCTGCTGGTCCCCGTTCCGAAGAAGGCCGCCCTCAAGGGCCTCGCGAAGGGTGCGCGGCCCGACGACTACCGGGATCGCTCGGATCGCGTCTGATGGTCCTCGTCGACACCTCGGCCTGGATCGAATGGCTGACGGACTCCGTGACGGGGGCAAAGGTCGCCGAGCACCTGCCCGAGCAGGCCGACTGGCTCGTCCCGACCATGGTCCAGCTGGAGCTGGCGAAATGGCTGAGCCGCGAGGTTGGCGAGGACAAGGCCGACCAGGTGAATGCCTTCACGCAGGTTTGTGCCCTCGTCCCGCTCGACACCGAGATTGCACTCGCGGCGGCGGAAGCCTGCCGCGCGCACAAGCTTGCCACGGCCGATGCGATCATCTTCGCAACAGCCCAAGCACACGGCGCCACATTGCTGACCTGTGATGCGCATTTCGCCGGATTGCCCGGCGCCATCTTGATCGAGAAGATCAAGGACTGACGCTCTGGCCGTCCCTCGCTGCCAGGTCCTCGTTCAACTTCCGCACCATCGCCGCCTCGATGACGGGCAGCAGTTCAGCCGCGGCGGCGGACGGCACGCTCAGCGCCTCAGCCATAGCCAGCGCGGACCCCATGTCCCAGCCAATGACGGCCCCGGGCAGCACGCGCAACTGGCCACCGAGGCGCCCAACCAGATCCCAGACCTGCGCGCCCTCGAATGTCAGCGGCTGGTTTTGCCGCGCCGGGCAGTCTTCGCAGGTTTGCTCGCAGGCTTCGCAGTAGCGCGCGCCCCCGCCGAAGACCCACTCGGCGAGGGCGCGGAGGCGTTTTTTTCCTGCTCCAGAAGCAGGCCCTTCGAGACGTAGCTGAGCTGGAAGGTCTCGAAGATCGGCCAGATGTCGAGCAGCGCGTCGATCGCCTCCGGGCTGGGATCTATCGCGATACCATCAGCGTCGCCCACACCCTCCCAGGCAAGGACAGCGCGGCGCGCCAGAGCCTTGGCGAACGCCACGGCGCGATCCTCGTCGGAGGCTTCCTCGGGCACCAATCCCACTGCCGGGTCGTTCCGTGTGGCCACCATCAGCGCGGTGGTCAACGGGCGCAATTCCACTCGCACGCCGGGCGAGAGGTCGTGCCAGCGTGGCGCATTGGTCAGATCGAGGGTCAGCATCAGAAGGCCTCGCGGTTGTTGATCAGGGTCACGGTGCACATGCGGCCCACGGCGGCGTCGCGCGCGGCCTGCCAGTCGAAGCTCGCCTGCACGCCTTGCGGCCCGTTGATCTCGATGCGGGGCCGCGGGAGATAGACCGCGTGCACCGTGAAGCTCAGCGCCTCGCCCGAGGGGAGGCTGTAGCCAAACACCATCTCGCAGGCCTCACCATTGATGGCCTGTGTTACCAACGTGCTGTCGGCAAAGCGGACCTCGATTGCGCCCGTCAGCGCGGCAATGGTCGGGTCCGCGCCGTCGATACGACCGTCCGCCCGGATGGTCTCGATCCGATCGAGATTGTTGGCATAAGTGATATCGACGGAGACCACATTGCCGAGCGCGGTCCCGTTGCGCGTGATCTGCCCGTTGAAATGGCCGAACCGCTTCAGCGCGATGTCCGAGATTGCTCCGGCCTGCGAGGTCGTCTCGACTGCCTCGCCCTGCGCGACCAGCCGCGCTGTCGCCGTCAGCAGCCCTGAGCGCTGCATCTGCCAGGTCAGCTGATCCACAACGCAGCCCGAATACATCGCGTAGCGCGGCACCTCCGGCATGCCGGTCTCGATCGACAGGCTCGGCAGATCCCATGACCCCGACTGGAACTCGTGGGTGAAGGGGCCCGGCGCCGTGCCGGTGGTGATGGGCTGGCCGAAAGCTGCCTTCAGCCAGACACCGAACGCCTCGGCATCGATCGGCACCACGACATCGCCATCGGCTGTCACCGCATCCTTGAGCGGCGCCAGCGGATCGCGACCGTAGCCGAGAAGCTCCGAGTTCAGAAGCGGCTGCTCGGCGCCGAGCGTGCTGCTGGCAAAGGGCATCTTCGTAAAGCCGCCTGCGGGCGGCGTGCCATAGGTGGTCTCGAACGCCAGCGCCATCTGCGCCCGCGCCCCCTGGGCTCGTGCCATGGTGTTCTCCTTTCTATGCCTCGCTGGGCGGATCACATAAAGCGGCGTTGCTGCCGAGTTACGCTGGGCTTAGGCTGCACCCAACGGGCTGAGAGCAGAGCTGCTATGGATTTCAAGGACCTATTGCGCCTTCAAGGATACGACCCAGACCTCAGAGAGCGCATTGTCCTGCTGCGCCACCGCCCCTTCGAGACCCGACTTGCCCGCGCGATGCCGTGGATTATCGAAGAACGCCCGGACCTTTTCGAAGTCTACCAGTCCGTCCCCGGCCGACCAAAAGCCGCCTTGCGTCGGGCCGAATTCGTGGCGAGCTTCCTGGGACTCTCGCCCGGCAAAGCGCACTTCGTCGGGCTTTATCGCATCGGCGAGGCGCGCTCGCTCGACCATGATGCCTTCTGGCGCATACCGGAGAACCTTACCCTCAGGGAAATGGGATACGAGGGTTTCACAGCCGATCACGCAGACCGGGTGGGAGCCGAGCTTCAGTTCGACTTGGAGCGCCTTCCTTTCTACAGCAACTGGCGCGGTCGGCTGGTCATCGATTTTCCGCCGCCGGAGCGCTCATGGTTCCGGTGGGTGGACCGCGGGATCTTTCCTGTCAGCACGATCCTCGAGGAAAGCGCTTTCGCAGCCCCGCCGCCTGACTGGCGCGAGATCGATCTCACCTTCGCGGAACTCTTGGCGCTACCGGCGTCTTGGCGGGCGCGGCTCGCTGAATGGCGCGGGATCTACCTCATTTTCGATGAAAGCGATCGTCGGGCCTATGTCGGCTCCGCCTGCGGTCGCGAAAACATTTACGGTCGGTGGCAGGTCTACGCCCGCGATGGTCACGGTGGAAACCGCGAACTGCGCGGCCGCGACCCTCACAATTATCGGTTCAGCATACTCGAACGCCTTGCGCCAGACCTGCCAGCTGAAGATGTCATCGCTCGCGAGAACAGCTGGAAGCTGCGGCTCCATTCGCGGCAACCGTTAGGTCTCAACGCCAACTGAGTCACCCACCAAGAGGATCGTCCGTCGAATAGTGCAAGACGACTTGGATCACGGCGGCCTTTAAGCTGGCCGCGCCCTCGATCGGCAGGTCCACGGGGCGCGGCGCTTCCGCCTCGACCCAGTCGCAGAGGCCGCCCAGCGCGCGGTCGGCGGCGAGCGCCGTGCCGATGCTGGCGGTCAGCGTGTCGAAGGCGGTGTCACGGGCAGCGCACTGAACGACAGCCTCGATCTCGGCGCGGTGCTGGTAGTGGTAGCGTAGTGGCGAGAGCGTGACCTCCGGCTCGCCTGGCTCGCCGTCGCGCAGGATCAGCAGGCCTTCGGCCGGGACGCGCTCGGGCAGCACCTCACCGCGCAGGGCGGTGGCGGGCAGCGCCAAGAGCCGCGCGTGCAGCGCGGCGAGGATGGTTTCGCGGGGAGTGGGCATGGTTTACGGGCTGTCTGGGTTTTTGGGATGAGCCTTCCGGTCATCCGGGTGTAGGAGAGAGCGATCTTCCTCGATCTCGGAGTAGACCCAGACCATCCTGTCCAGGAGCCAAAGCTTCGACAGCATTGCGATAGCAACGCCAGTCATCGTCAGGGACAGATTCAACGCCGCAAGCCCGACGACCAGAAACACTGCGCCTGTCGACGTCGCAATCGTCAGGGCTCTGACCACCGGGACATGATGCGCGAGCGCCGCGTCCTTGCCCCGCAGCAGCCAGATGCGCTCGCCTAGGACACCCTTCGACATCCAGTTGTTGGTGGACGCCGGAGGTGGGAACAGGCGCGGGTTCAACCATGTCCAGATCAGCACTGCGCCTATTGGAAGCAGCGCCCACCATCCAATCCAGACGCGACTCCAGACGGCAACGGCAAGCAGGGGCAGGATCGAAACCCGCGACCAGCCGCTCCAGGGATTCGCATGCCGCGCCCAGACTGTAGCGTTCATGGCCATGATCCGTTCGGCGCCAAAGCCGTTTAGCATTTCTGTGCCCCCGATCCTGCCAAATTACTGTAGCGCCGATGCAGGTCGTTGTCCGCCCGCCGGAGGTCCTGCCATTAGCCGATCCGCCCCTCGACCCAGTTCGCCACGATCAGCCCCGGCACGCTGTCCACCGCTCTCTCCGCATCCCGCGCCAGATCCAGCCGCTTGGGCAGCTTCACCTGCGGGACCAGCAGGAAGATCGGCGCGGTGACCTTGCCGCGCCCGGTCTTCGAGCGCGACACCACCGCCTGACCCTTCGTGTTCAGTCGGCCCTCCGCGACCAGCAGGCTGGGGCCCGTGCGGCGATAGACGAAGCGCAGGCGCAGCCCGCGACGGCGTTCCCATTCACCGGGCGTGATCCGGCCACCGCGAAGGGACTTGCCCGCGGCGGGCAACGGGATCGCCAGCCAGAAGCCAGCTTTCGAGCGGATCAGCGGCCCCGTGTCATGCGCGCCCACGATCATTGGGGCCTTCGACCAGACAAGCGCCGCCGCGTCGAGACTCTCGCCCGCCCTCGGGAAGTTCTGGCTCCGGATCGAATTGGCCAGCCGAGGCCCGAGCCCCGCACCGGTGATCTGCAGCCGCCAAGCGGTTTTCAGCCCGGTCCCGGCCTCGCGCATGGCGGCCGTGACAGCGCGTTCGCCTGCCGCGACCTCGGCCTGCATCATCGCAACGATGTCGGGATCGATGTCGAGCTTCAGTTTCACGCGGGCCTCAGATCGACGGTCCAGACCAGTCGCTCGCGGTCACGGACAGGCTCGCCCTGAATGAGGAAGGCGTCGCCCTCGATCTCGATACGGTCGCCGGGGCGCGGGTTCGCCACCTCGGCGACGCGCAGATCCA